ACAAACTCAAAGAAGAAATGGCTGAAGAAGCCGACTCCGAAGAAGACACAATTGAAGAAAAGCTTGGATCTTCTAACATTGGTAAAGACGACGGTCTTACAGCTAAGACACAACGCCCTGTAAAACCATCACCTGTTGCTAACAGAAACACAACTGCTGCTGGTGAACAACAATTCGACGCAAAACTTGAAGAAGATGCTGATGTCGAAGAAGGTGCTGAAGTAACAAGTCAAGAACTAGACGAAATTCTAGCTGAATTGGAAAGTGAAGTATCTGAAGACATGGGCACTGATGACATGGGTTCTGATGACATGGGTTCTGATGACATGGGTTCTGTACCATCTGCATCTACCGACATGGAAGAAGTTAGTTTGGATGAACTTCTAGCAGAATTGGAAGAAGAAGAAGCTGCTCCTGCTGCTGCTGCTCCAGTTCACTCTCCATTGCCCGTTGATCCAACAGCTCAACAAGTTCCAGCTCCAGCTCCAGTAGTCGGACAAGTTCCTTCTCCAGTAGCTGAAGGTGAAGATAACGAAGACGGAGTTTCTACCGAAGAAATGGCAGAAGCTTTAGTTGCTATCAACGAAGAAAACGAATCTCTAAGAAAACAACTCGCTGAATCTCTACGTACTGTAAAGTATATGAGAGGAGTTCTATCAGAAACTAACCTATTGAATGCTAAGTTGCTTTATACCAACAAGTTGTTTAAAGGTAAGAGTTTGACTGAAGATCAAAAACTTAGAATCATTAACACTTTCGACTTGACCAAAAACATTCGTGAAGTCAAGTTGGCATATACAGTTTTAGCCGAATCAAATAATTCTGGTGCATCAGTTGTCAAGAAAAAGACAAATACAACTGCTCATACTATCACCGAAGGTTTGGCAAGCAAACAAGTATCATCAACACGGCCTGTGTCTACTATCGTAGAACCTCAAGCTGATGAGATGACTTCAAGATTCCAAAAACTCGCAGGAATCAAGAAGTAAAATTAGTTTGCGAGTAAAAACCTAACAGTAATTAAATAAAGAAAGATACAAATATGAGTATGGATATTAAAAGTCTATTGACTAACAATATGAATCCACAGGCCAAATTGATGGCAGAAACACGTGGACTACAAGGCAAATGGGAAAAGACAGGCCTCCTAGAAGGATGCAAAGGTGTTGAAAAAGCACACATGTCAATCCTATTAGAAAATCAAGCAAAACAATTGCTTGACGAAGCAACCACTACTGGTACCTCTACCAGTTCAGAACAATGGGCAGGCGTAGCTCTTCCATTGGTTCGCCGTGTGTTTGCTGAAATCGCTGCGAAGGAATTCGTAAGCGTTCAACCAATGAATCTACCATCTGGTCTAATCTTCTATCTAGACTTCAAGTATGGTACAACCGCTCCCGGACAAGATTTGCGTAACTTGAACAACGGTAGTTCTAAGACTACACGTGCAGGTAAGCAATTGAACGACAGTTTGTTCGGTGGTACAGGCAAGAAATTGGGTTCAACTGATAGCGCAGTACGCGGTCTATACGGACAAGGTGCTTATGCTTATTCAGTTCGTCCAGTAAGTAGTTCTGCTATTACTCTAACTAAGAGTGCAACAGCAACATCTATTGGTAACACAATTCAAACAGCATCATGGAACGACGTTCAATTTGATGCCGATTTAAGTGGATCGGTTGCAGCTAAGAAGTTGTTCAAAGTTACTTTGAACCACGACGACAATACTTCTGGTATTGCTGCAAATGGATATGTATACAATGCTGATTTGAATGCAGTACGTTCATTCAACTTGATCGGTGGAGCTGCAACACCAGCATCACTAGCTTCAAGTGGTTTAGTATTGAATACATTCTCCAGAGCAATTAACACTGGTAGTTTGGGCGATCCATTCTATCAAAGTGTATACATCGTATCTGCTTCTAACAGTGCATTTGCTCCAACTACCAAGTTGATCTATAGTCTACAACCCACCGATAACCTACGTGGTGACTTTGAAGCTGGTAAGACCTCAGGTGAAGGTTCCGGTACCGCTGGTAACGTCCCTACACAAAGCATCGATACTGATATCAGTATCCCAGAAGTCAACTTGGTACTAAACAGTGAACCAATCGTTGCTAAGACACGTAAGTTGAAAGCCGTCTGGACCCCAGAATTGGCTCAAGACTTGAACGCATATCATTCTATCGATGCAGAAGCAGAACTTACTGCTCTATTGAGTGAATATGTATCTATGGAAATCGATCTTGAAATCCTAGACATGTTGAACGAATGTGTTGAAGGTGTAACTACCGAAGCTTGGTCCGCCCAAATCGGTGTTGAATTCAGCAAGACATTGAATGCAACCACTGGTGAAGCACTCTTCACACGTAATGCAAACAGTTCACCAAATCGTACTGCTTACGTAAAGAGCACTTGGTTCCAAACTCTTGGTAACAAGATTCAAAAGGTATCTAACACAATCCAAAAATTGACCCTCCGTGGTGGTGCTAACTTCTTGGTCGTAAGTCCAGACGTAGCAACCATCTTGGAATCAATTCCAGGATATGTAGTAAACACCGATGGTGACAGTGCTAAGTTCGCAATGGGCGTTGCACGTGTTGGTAGCTTCGCAAGTCGCTTCCAAGTTTACAAGAACCCATATATGACCGATAACGTTGTATTGGTTGGTTTCCGTGGAAATAACTTCCTAGAAACAGGCGCAGTATATGCTCCTTATATCCCACTAATCCAAACTCCATTGGTCTATGATCCAGTGAACTTCACTCCACGTAGAGGTGTAATGACCCGCTACGCTAAGAAGGTCGTGCGCCCAGAGTTCTATGGAAAAGTTATTATCGGCGATCTCGATACCGTATAATACTTAGTAGAAATAAAATAACTCAAAAACCCCAACGAAAGTTGGGGTTTTTTCTTGCTTTAATAAAAAATAATTGACATTACCATAGAACTTGTGTATACTTATATTATATGAAAAGTGGTATATACAAAATAACAAATGTTAAGAATGGTAAATTTTATATTGGTTCTGCTAAAGACATTGAACGTCGTTGGTGGGAACATAAAAATGATCTTAAGAAAAATAAACATAAAAATCCCAAATTGCAACACGCTTGGGATTTTTACGAGGAATTCAGTTTTGAATTTATTATATTAGAAAATGTAATAGAATCTGACTTGTTTAAAAGAGAACAATTTTATTTAGATATGTTTAAACCCTATATGCGTGATATAGGTTATAATATTACCCCAACCGCAAGTGGAGGCGATAATTTTACACATAATCCTGATAAAGAAGAAACTCGTCAGTTACTATCTGATATTAATCTAGGAGCTAAAAATCCTATGCACGGTAAAAAGCATAGTGATGAGGCTAAAGAAAGGCAACGTGATCGTGCTGTAGGACGTTATACTTTGGAGTGGTTTGTTGACAAGTATGGAATTGACAGTGGTACACTTAAGTATAGTGAGAGAAATGACAAGTTGGCGAATCGTAATATTAATTACAGTTATGATAATGGATTAAAAGGCAAAAAGCGTGGTGCTATGAGTGATGAAATGAAACGTAAGATTAGTGAACAAAAGAGAAATTTTGCGATTAGAAAGAATGAATTTATTGATGACTTAAAGAGTGGTAATTTTACTAATAATGCATTAAGTGAGAAGTATGGAGTATCATTAACCACGATCAAATTACATAAAAGAAAATATTAGTTTTATTTTATTTCCCAAGGAAAATGTCCACTTAAAATACAAACAATCCAAAATTTACATCTACATATAAAACTTACAAAGTATAATCTTATAAGTCCAATTATTACTTTGATCCACATATATTCCCAATGTCTAAATTGTTTATTTTGCGTAAATAAATTAATAATAAACAGTTTCGGGTTTGTTTTTACGAATAATAAATCTTCTTTGTATCTGGATTTTACATCCTTTAATGTAATATAGTCTTTCATATTTTTATTCAAAAAATTCGTTGGTAGAATTTACAACTATTTCTTGCACTTCTTCTTTGAACGAAGTATCTTTGGGGTAACTACGAATTTTATGTTTAAGAGATTTAACCAGTTTCTTATTTTCAATCTTGTTGCTAATAAACTTGATATAACGATGTTTACCGCTTTCACGTTTGCGCCAAAATGTTCTACCAATACGTTCTTTTAGTTTATCTACACTGTGTGTTTTCCAACGTGCATATACACTTCTACTATGTATCCAAT